CTTTTGTGATAGACATCTTAGCCATTAGTAGTCTTCTCTAATTGTAAAAGGTAATTCTTCATATACGGTCTCAATAGTACCGTCATCAAAAGTTATCTGGACTTCTCCAACATAATCCCCGGCTGTAATATTTAATTCTGAAGTATTGAATTGGAATACTGCAATGCCAGCCTCTAAGTCTTCAGAAGAGATCGTAGACGAGTTAATCTCGCTCAATACGTTTCCTGTATTCTTCTTCTTGAATTTTAGAGTTGGAGTAGACCCTGTTAGGTTTACAGGCAATCCAGTATCATCACGAGTAATGACTACTTTTACCTGCGATCCATTATCGCCTTGTACTAGATATAAAGTGTCCATAAATCATCCACATAGGTAGATACAGGCGATCTGTTTGACCTCACCTGCTGAGAATGTAGCGCTCTCACGAGCCTTAGCCACGGTATAGGATCGTATTATATCATCTCCCTGCTTCATGCCTTTTCCAGGCACGGAGCTGGTAACTATCAGGTCTCCTATCTGGATGTCGCCACCCTCTCCGCAGACGTTAATCTGGCCTTCACCGATAGAATTAACTATTGATATATCGTGGGTTTCTTTAATCGTAGTGACTTCGCTGATGGCAATATGAACTTGCGTTACTTCTTCACCCTCTGGGTTGAAGACGCTTTCAGTATGATCAATCAAAGCCGCTGGCGGGTTGTCTTCTGTCAGCTCTCTTCGAGACACAAACACACCAATAACGCCAGCTTGATTAGCTGAACTAGATTTATCGCCATAGCAGATAACATCTGATACTCCACGTTTACCCACTACCCCATTATCAATAACAATATCGCCAACATCAAAACTGAGACTCTTAGGAGTGACGCTATCGTGCGAAGCTGTAAATGGCCCGATTGTCCCGCTGACTACATAAGCTGCATACGAATCACCAGTAGAAAACTTTACCTCAGCGTTTGAAGAAGTGTTCAGGGTTCTAAGAGCAGGGTTTCTAGCGGTAGCAGAGCCTACATTTCTCCGCTGGATAAATTGAGCTGTAGTGTCTGAATAGCCTCTAACATCAAATCCGACAGCAATACTATTGCTAGAGGTCTCTGATGAAAATTGAGCTATATAAGAACCAGACCCATTACCTGTGACTAAGAATGTATCTCCTTCGTCAGAATTAAAGTAAATCCGGTAATAACCGCTGCTAGAAGTGCTGTCATCAACATACAACATGACTCCATCACCTGATGCGGTACTAGTTCTAGTGGCATATAAAGCTGAGTTATCAGCTCCTTCTGATCCTAACTTTAGCTGAGTGGAACCACCCGCTGTATTAATTACTCCAGCAGTAATAGTTCCTAGGTCGGCTGCTATAGCTGATAACTCTGATACGCTTATTTCAGTTGCGCTGATAGCTCCAACTGCAATCTGACCTGCTGTAATAGTATTAGATGCAATTTCATTTGCAGTAATAGTGTTTGCGGCTATTTCTGATGCAGTTACAGCGTTAGCAGCAATCTTAGGAGTTGTGATTGCGTCATCACTTATCTGGGTAGTAGTAATACTTCCGGTCAAATCTGATGTAGGCACAGTAGCTATATAAGACGAGCCGTTCCAGCGATAAAGTTTGCTATCACTAGTAACATATACAGTTTCAGTGATTTTTGATGTTGGTACTGTACTTTGTATGCTTACTGGTTCAATCGAGGCTGCAAACTTAGCTAATGTAATAGCTTCATCATCAATGTCTTCTTCTAAAACATTAGTAGCAGATGCAAAAACAGAACTAGAGAATGAAGACTCGTTTTCAGAATAGTCTTTAGCTTTTAACCAATAATAGTAAGTAATCCCATCAATGATGTTTTGATCTACAAAAGATTCACCATCAATACTTGCTATTTTGCTTGACGATCCAGAGCTGTTCGAGGTATGTCGGTATACGTCTACAACCTTCAAATCGCTTGCAGAAGGATTAGTCCAATCTAATCTAATGTTCTTGATGCCAGCAGTTGCCACTAGGCCAGTAGGAGCATTAGGGGCGGTCTGATCGCCATTGACGGTAAACGTAGCAGTGGTAAACGCGCCCTTCACGTTCAGTGAGTTGATCGCTCTGATACGAATCGTAACACTTATACCTACTTCCGCATTATAGAACTCGTACTTAGGAACACTAGTAAAGATGCTCTTAAACTCTGTGTCAGCCTCCGAGGTCAGCTTGTACTGTATCTCGTACTGATTAACAAGATTATCGTAGGACGCATCCCACTCGATCAGGCCAGTAGGTATGACAGTGCCGTCAGAGCCTAGCGTGGTGGTCTCTGTGATCGTTATGTTAGAGATTGCAGCTACGGTAAATGGGTCAGGCAGATTACTATCTGGATAGGCAGTTTGCTCAGTGCCTTCTTCCCATGTGTAGATTGTGGAGTCGTACTCTAGCAATGCCAGGTCTACAGTGCCGTCATCATTGAGCTGCATACCAATGACCTGGAACGGCTTTGCTACCCAACCGGGCGTAGAATGCGTAATTGATACCACATCAGCTACTTCAAGCTGTAAAGCCTCAGAGGTAGTTTTAAGAGCACAGGTGATTGCATTTCTTGAGCGTAGCAAGATAACTCTAGCAAGATCTCTAGCCTGATAGTAATTAGTAATTGTATCTAGCTCGATCTCTTCATGCAGCAAAACGCCACCATCTTCAGCGAGATAGGCTGTTTCCTCAGCAGAGTCGGCAGGAGGCCATATCGCAGTATCAGGTTGCCAGTTAGCATCAGGATTAGGGAATTTAACCGTTACTCGGTTGAACTTCTCATCCTTGCTCTCACCCTTGATCTGAATGCCACCAATAATCGTGTCATTGGTAAACGTGAATTCGCTGCTACGCGAACCGTCTATCTTAAGGCGATACTTACCCTGAGAGTAAGGCAGGAAGCCACGGCATCCAAGCAGCAAAGTATTGAGGTTATCGAATAAGGTCTGAGAAGTATCTAGTACTGCGTTGCAAGTAAATAGCTTCCCTGAACCACCACCATCGTATAGCGTGACAGACTCGTCACAGTCATCAGCCGCAGCAGCTATTGCCACATCATCAATAGCGCTGAGTGGTAGTCCTTTTCCGTATCTAGTGTTGGTGAGATAGTCTCTGATACATAGAGCAGGGTTATCAGACCAAGCAGTAGTAGCTGTGCGCGGGTCATAGACCTTCTTCCCCTTAACTACAGCAGTAATCTCTGGGATACCAGAGAATGCTTCTTCATCCCACTTTAAGCGAACACCAAGAAAGGCTACGCCTCTAAGCCTATGATCTGAAGTCCAGAACTCGTTGGCTTCTCTAAGCAGTGCCGTGTCAGGCATGGTCTGATTATCACCGCCTAGATATACATCAATACTCACCAATCCTGAATACTTAGGATCGGTAATAGGCAGATCATCAATGATGAAGTCTGTAATGCTTTCTACTTCGCCCTCAGCCATAACTAATGCGATATATAGATATTCATTAGTCGGCGTTCCGGTAACGTCATCATAAACCTCGGTATCAGGATGGTATCCAGAATACCAATTTCTACTACCACCTACTGTTTTATATGTGCCGTCAGTGGAAACAAAGACACGAACACCGCCAACCCTGCGCTCGCCGTAAATGACCGGGATCTGCTCAATATTGGATTCTTTATTAACCAGTACACCGCGCTGCTCATCATTAGCTTTCTTGGCTGCTTTCTGAGCCTTTCTTGCTTGGATATAAGAGACAGCGCCACTAGCTACAGATAAGATGGCTGCTAAGACAGTCCAAAACGGCATTAGTTCTTACCCCACTTAATTTCTTTATTGGTTTCTGAGGCAAACTCAAACCCTCTATCGCCAGGGAAATATAGCTGCTGGGTGTTGTGATTAGTTTTTCGCCCATTATGCAAATCAAAATCCTTCCAATGACTAGCAACCTCTACAGATACAGTACTTGTATTATCTGAATCTTCCATAGAGTAAGAGGCAATTCTGCCATCAAAAACTAATATAGGAGAGCCTATTACAGCATCTGAGTTATCTAATACAGCTTTCCATATTCTTGTTCTAACATCCATATAATCATTAGTTAGAAACAATGCCACAAATGTCTGGCTCACACCTGAAAAAACTAATGTAGATGAATTGACTTGAACTTCAGAGCTTTCAGTGAACTGATCTATTTCTAGCAGGTCAGAGCTGCTATCAAAGGTAGTACTAAGCGCAGACACATCCCTCGCCCAATCAGTTAGCTTGATAGGCGTACTAAAATCCATCTGTACTAGGTTGGCAAGGTTGAGATTATCGCTATTCAGCGCAGTAATCGTTGCCGAATCGATCTCTCTGCTCATATTGCCTCAATAAAGTCTACTTCGTAGCTATAAGATAGGTCGGTAGCAATACCGTATTCTTGGACATCGTTATTCAAACGGACGGTAAACGGTACGTTATTATGCGTAATCACTTCATTATCAGAGACTGCCGCTACTAAGGCAGGTTGGAACGCCAGAGTCCCAGAGCCTGATCGATCAGCGGTAGCCATGTAGACTTTCGCATGATTGGCGAACTTAAACACATCACCAGCCTTCAGAGTGCCTGTAAAGCCGTCTACGGCGATTGAAGTATCACCTATACCGCCAGCGGCAGCAGCAGATATCGTGCCTGAGACGCTACCAGAGGAGCTAGAAACATCCGGTAATACGATAGTGAAAGTCTCAGCCATTCCACGCTGCGCCATAATAAATCCCATAACAGGAGAAAACTCGGCTCTAGTCATAGGAGGATAAGCGGCTGTAAACGTAAACCGCTGACCGCCGATGTTCCTTACCTGAGTGCGACCAGAGATAGTCTGGCTGCTCAGATTAAAGAACTCGCTGCGGAAGTTCGCAGAGGTGAAAACAGGACTTGTCGGGTAAGTTCCACTCATACTATTGACGCTCGGCCTCTGTTGTTAACGGCCTGATTAATTATACTCACTAATTGACCTCTGCGCTTGTATAGCAGCTCATCGAAGCCTTTTGTGTCTACTGCATTAATATTTACAGTGACGTTCATACCAGAGCCTTGACCCCTAGTGTGATCAATAACGGTTTCATTAGGATGCAGGATAGCCGGGAAGCCGCCCTTACCGTCTACGCCGCCAGTGCGCGAACCCATGCCTGTAAAGCCGCCTCCTTCAAATGAACCCAGAGTCTGACCAACGATAGCTGCGACATTAGCCATACCCATCGCCATAATTACGCCATATAAAGGAGTCCCTAAATGCTTACTAGCTGCTTCATTTGTATTTACAAAAGCGTTTGCCGCTGCTATTCCTTGATTCATCAAGAATGCAGCTTTTTGAGCTTTAGATCCCTCCTCAAAAGATGATTCTAATTGACCAGCAGTTTGAGACAAGAAGTTCATGGCTTCTTGCTTATTAGCCTTTTCTTTATCAGCTATACGCTGCAATTGATCTTGTTTTCTCTGCTCAAACTCTACTGTTTGACGCGCTCTTTCAGCCTCTAATGCAAGAATTGCTTCGTTATATAATACGGCATTTTCTATATCAGCAGCTCTTAGCTCTTGTAACCTAGAGAGTCTCTCTTGATAACTAGCTAAATATTGCGATTCATCAGATGATGTTTGTACTAATACATTGTGAGCATATTGACGACCTTGTTCTAAACGCTTTTTCTCATCAGCAGCAGCTTTTTCAGCAGCCTTCTGATTCTCAAGTTGCGCTTTAGCAGCAGCTTTTTCGCGTTCATCAGCATCTCTTAACGCTTGTATCTTATTTTGAATAGCTTCTATTCTTAATAATTCAGCCGAAGTAGCGCCATTAATAGCAGCAGTTATAATCGCTGTTTCTGTTGCAGTTCTTCCATATGTATCTAGTTCTAACTGCATTGCTGCAATAGCTTTTTCAATAGCAGCAGTTCTTTCTTGCTCTGACTCAGAATTATTAGCTAGAGCGCCATCAAGGTCTCCCATTACCTGAGTAATTAATTCAACTTGATCTTTGGCTCTTCCTTCGCTCATTGCAAACTTATTAACTGCTAAAGCAAAGTCTGCAAACTTTTGAGTGGCTTTAGTAGCAGGGTCAAGAGCTATAGTATTAGTTAACTGAACAAGAGTTGTGTCAGCCCCTTCTACTCCTCTTTGTAAAGCTATAGCAGCCGCAGATAAGGCAGCGGCTTGCATAGCGCTTATGCCAAGACTTTCACCAAAGTTTTTAGCTACACGCTCGCTTGTATACATGGTAAAAGCAACATCATCAGCAGATGAAGCCATACCGTCTTGAGACAATCTTATAGCTTCTTGAGCTTTAAGCAGACTGCTCATTAGAGTAACTTGTGCGTAATCTCTATTTACCCTAGCCAGCTCTTCAAATTGAGACTTAAGAGTAAAGACGCCGTCGTTTCCGACAGTCATAAGAGTGTCATTTAAGTCTTTAAATATCTCATCAAGCAGCTTTGCTTCTTGACCTGATTCAAAGAGCCTAGGAACCATAGTGGTCGCAATCAATGCGCCAATAGAGATGATCGCACCAGCAACAATACCGCCAGTGCCAAAGACAGACGCTATCTGAGAACCTTGTTGTCCTAAGATAAGACCAAGGTTTTGACCGCCTTGAATCTGAACGGCAACGTCTTGAATTTGGTAACCTAATTGACCTATGCCGCCACGAGCCATACGGCTGTTTCGATTGGTTTCTTTGTAGTTACCGTTAGAATTACGAGTGGCTTTATTAGCTTGACCAGCTATTCTCTCATACTTTTTTAATTCATCATTAAGCCTTTTCTGCTCCGCTCCCATATCGGCGAGTTCTTTCTGAGCAGCCTGGAATAAAGCAAGAGCGCCTTGGTCTTGGCCTTTAATTCCTAGGATTATGTTTTGGTCTGCCGCCATTTTTAGATCTCTCGTGTCTTATCTTAAGGAAGGTAAACCAATGAGTGAACTCGTCAATGGTCATCTCAAAAATGGCTGACAGAGGTTGACGCAGTTCATACGCCAACTCGTACATGAGGTAAAGCTCTGTTGGCTTACCCTCATTATCTACTAGCTTTTTTTTCGATCTTCCTCCGACTCTGGGTCAGGTATTAGGACGAAATTAGCCAGACGTTGGATAATCTCAGGATCAACAGACTTCCTGAGCTTTATCTTGTCATCAATCGTGAATACAGGGTCACCCTTTTCATCGGTGAGACCGAAGATTACCGCATATATCATGTAATCAGTTGTATCGCTGTTCGCTCTGGCAAGCCACTTGGCTTTATCATCCAGAGTGAGATTCTTGCTATAAAGCGTAGTTTCCCACTCTGGTACTTCGATTGTGCGAATAGCGCGAGAACTGAAATGAGTGACCGCTGCATCGATTAATTTCATATTAAGATACTGTACCTTCTGTTAATGCTCCAGTTCCTTGGAATGATAGACTAGCTTCTACTAATCCGTCAAATGAAGCATTAATGGTACGACCAGTTACCAATACTGTGCCAGACAACCTGTGGTCTCCTGCGGTGTTGCCTTCCATCTGGAATGACATAGTAACCTCAGAACCAACAGTCAAAGCGCCTTGACCTGCTGTATCGGTGTCATCGAACATGACATCACATGAACCAGAAAAGGTCTTGAGACTAGCCTTGTATGTGCGAGAAGTATCGCCCATTGAGGTATCTTCAAGTGTGTCCATGCTTTCTTCAACGGAATAGCTCTTGATCTCAGCGATAGGATCGCTTCCAACCAATACTGTCCCGCCACTTCCGCTAAATGTCGCCATTTTCTATTTCCTCAACAATATCAATTACTTTAACAGATTTGGGTTTCTTAGGAGCAGTAGCAGGTTCAGCCGACCAACCTTTTCGCTCCATGTTAGGCAGGTCTTCTTCCCAGATAATCTGAGTGTTCGTGCCTTTGTAGATTGTAATGCGTTTAGCCATTATACCTCCTAAACACTCGCTTCTGGATCATTCTCAGCCACGCAATAGGTGACCTGGATTTGCATAATACCTACACACGCAGGTTGTTCGCCGTCACCAGATACTTCACTGGTAAAACCGAGAATCTTAGTATCCTTAGCTAGACCGCCTAATGTAACGTCTGTCGCCAAGGCTTTCTCTACTTCGAGCGCAATTTGGTCTATTGTATCATCGTAGCCAGTTGTAGACTTCACATAAGACTCAACGACTACATTAAGAGTTCGCATAACAGAGCGAGGAGGACTAATCGATTGATAGATAGTGTTCTCGTCTTGACTGTAAATGCATAGACCCGGAAGCTTGTTATAGCCTAGCGGGTAAACTCTGTGGTTGAATACTTTCGTGCCAGTAGTGGCTAATCCAGTACAGGCAGTAATTACAGCATCTCTGATCTGCTTACGCATATGAGCCATTAATCAAGCTCCAACACTAATTCGCTCATACCGTTTCCGTCAGACATGATAACCTTGATGGTATATGGAACTGAACCAATTTCCAAAGCATCGCCTTCTACAGCGCCAGCAACGTCAGCAGTCTTACAAAAGAACCTTGGCTGCTGCATCGCAATACCTACGCGACCACCCGCCTCAACCTCCTCGTAGATATTATCGAAGATTCCCTTTACCGTCCTGTGAGAACTCGTAGCAGGGTCAAAGATAGCATCAACACCGAAGTCGGCTAACATCGCATCTCTTTCTGCTGCGGTTTCTACTGTCACTTGACGATTCTTCCTCTACGTTTTGGCGCTTCGTCTGAGGTCTCAAGACCTACTGAACGATTCGCCGGAATCACTGGCTCACTAGCTGGAATAATGCGACCCATACCTAGCAGAGCATTTACGCCTTCTACTACTTCTACGATGTCACCTTTCTTCCGAGCTACTCGGTCGATGACACAACCTTTAATCACTTCGTATTTCATAAATACCCCTTAAGAAAAGGGGCGAGCCTAAACCCGCCCCTATTCAAGTCTTACTAGCCGTCGTTACCGAAGGCGAAGCTCACAGCGTGACGTACTGCTACGTCTACTGATTGCAGAGCAACAACTCGGATAGTACCAGTTGTAGAGGCAGTGTAAGGATCAACCACGATGTCGAGGCCTCCGAACATACCGATCAACAGGTCAGAGAAGTTACCGAAGTAGAGGTTACCAGCAGTCGCTTGGTTAGAAACGATTGCGCGGTAGCCGTTCATAGTGCCACCTGGCTCAATGACGAACTGAGCTGTGCCAGAAGCTTTCTCAGTAGTCTTGAGAGCGCCGTACATTCCAGCAGGAAGAATGTAAGCAAGGTTACCAAGAAGCGCATTGTCTTCTGCAACAGCAGTTTCCAAAGTAACAACTTCAGCGAAAGTTGGGTTAGCCGCAGCGAATGCAGTAACAGTGTTTACGCCAGAAGTGCTCAGGATACCAGTAGGTGCTCCGCTTGTACCTGCGCCTTCCAGACCAGCCTTATCAATAGTAAGGGCGATTGCAGAAGTAAGGTCGTTACGGATAAGAGCCTCAACGTCCAGTGAGCTTTGGATGAGTAGCTGACGAGTAACGTCAGTGAACGCACCAAGAGTCTTAGGAGTCATAGTGACCTGACCGACTGTCATTTCGCTCTCAGCAGCCGCGCCACCTTCAGTAGCAATCCAAGCAGCAGTTGCAGCAGCAGTCTTCTTGGGGATCTTAACATCGCCAGAGAGACCACCAAGCATTGTAGCGCCAGCTTGCATTACGCTTGAAGCGTTACGCAGTACGTCGATGAAGTCACCACCACGGAAATCATCACCGAAGATCGCTGCATCATCAGCAGAGTTCAGGTCACGCTTCCAGTTCTTCATTACTTCCGCAGGGAGCATGATGCCTTGAGCTGAACGACCGTACTGCTCAGAAGCAGCGCGTGAAGCCTCAAACTCAAACGCAGCAGCTTCTTGAGCGCGGCGATCAGTTGGGTTTGCAAGAGCGTGGATAGCCTTGACGAGCGAGAAACGCTTAGTCTCTTCCTTAGTCATGCCAATCTCTTGAGCTTCGAGAGCGCGCTGGCTTCCGATCTTCTCAAGAACCGCACCACGGAACTCTTCGATTGATGTACCTTCAGCGATGGCTTTGTGAGCAAGATCGCTCTGACCGTGACGCTGACCAAGCTCAAGGATTTGAGCTGCATTCTTACTGGCTGATTGACGGGCTTGAGCCTCTACAGCCGCGATATCTACTTCAGACATTTTACTGTCCTCCACATAAGTTACGATTTCGGGTTTCTTTGGCTGCTCGCTCGACCGTCCAACGCCAACTGTCACATCGGCAGGTATAGACACCAAACTTGCTTCCATGGGTCGCCAGGATTTAGCGATGTACGTTTCGCCGTCCCTAGCATCTTTCTGCATCTTGCTGATCGAATAACCGACACTGATATTAGTTCGGATACCGTCTAGCACATCATCGAACGCCTCTCTAGCAAGTGCGCCTTTTCCAAAGCGTACTGTCGCTCGCAGTCTACGAGCCGAGCTATCAAGTTCTACCGATTCTATGACACCCACGACTTTTTCAGGATTATGATCCAGCAAAATCGGGGCGCGGCCTGAAGCGAGGAATGATAAATCAATCGCTTCGGCTGTGTGTTCTAATACCTCATTACCGAATGAGCGCTGTACAGGCTCTTCAGATGAGATAGCAATTCTTACTGTTCGCTTCTCTTCATCAATAGGAGATGCGTCCAGTGACATAGCGCGATGAACTACCTCAGCAGTTTCAGTTCGCTCTTCTGTCAAGTTCTCACTAATTATTGCAACTTCTTCGACTGAAGACTCAGCCTCTTCCGCTACAACCTCACTTACTAAATCCGTCATGTCTGAATCCTCTTCAGCTATGTCGTTGATTATATCATAGCTACGATCGTCAATAGAGTTGATCCTATCCACGATGCGCTTAGACCACGTTTGACCTGGATCACCTCCCCATAGTCCCCATGCGATTCGTCCAGCGCTAGGGAACCCTTCTTCGCCTGAGTTAAATCCCTCTGCTTGCTTGTCTACTTCATGACGAGCAAAGAAAGAGTACATTCTTTTGACTGTATCAATGCTTAGATTAGAGCGATTGATTATATCTCTAGCTCTAGCAACCCCTACCGCAGTGCCGCCTCTGCCGTACTCTTCACGCCAATCTAAGGCCTGACGAGCAGCAGAAACCATCCCATCAGTAGGTTTGGTGTTGATATCTACGCCTTTGTACTTAGTCATCAGTCAAATCCGGTTCTTGAGGTACGAATTGCGCTCCGTAAGGCTCTAGAGCGTACTTAATTCCAAACTGATCAGCCAAATTCTTGTCGCGCTGTATCTGAGCCATCAATTCTTCTGCATCTTTACCATATTGGCTTGCTACGTCCTGAATAGACAGTATTCCGCTCTTCAGGCCGACTACTGATGCGTTCATTTCCTTCAGTGGATCGATCCAAGACCATCCTTTACCCCTGAACTCAGCAGCAGACGCAAATCTGTTGTACTGACGCAGAGGAATACCGAACGAATTGATCTCCATTGCGCTCTCTAGCCAGCCTTCAAACACTGGACGAACGAAATGCTCAATCATAAACTGTTGAACATCGCGGTAATAATCACGCTCTTCTAGCGCACCTTGGCGAATGCTAGAGTAGCTAGTAGCCTCTAAATCGTTGCTAAGAGAGGTATAAGAGATGCCTAAACCAGATGCTACAGACTTAAGAACGGACTTATGGAAGCTCTCGAACTCGCTATTAGGGTTCTGCGGGTCAAATGTCTTGAAGTCCACTCCATTAGGGAGCGCATGGAAAGATCCAGGCTCGCAGTCTATGATTGGAATCTGTCCATCTAGATCATCAGCAATGAATCCATCACCGCCAGGACTAGTAAAGAATCCCATCTTGCTTGCGCCAACTCTAGCAGCGATTAAAGACGCCTCGATATACGCGCTTAACTGCTTAAGACCTGCCATCGCAGGTGACATCCAAGGCTCGCCTCGTGTCTGACCAGACCGTAAAGGCATAAATACATGAATGACACGATCCGCAGGAATCCGAAGGGTCTTTTTAGACACTGACATCGTTGTAAAGTCGTAATCGCCGGGATGATAGGTCAAGAAATGGTATGCAATTGGCTTTTTGAACTTGTTTAGCTCAATACCCATGCGAATTTCATTGCCATTGGCTAGTTTTTCATTCTTAGTCTCATCAACCTGATCAGATTCTATGAATTCGATCGCAAATGAGTCTTTAAAGCCGTTGCCGCGATGTTTGACGACAAAAACCTCGCCATCACGCGCTAGAGCTTCCAAACACAGCCTTTGAGCGTCATTCCAACTCATTCTTCCGTCTACAGTAGGATTTCCTAGCCTTCCCCACTGTATAAACGCCTGTTCAACCGCAGAATTGCCTGTCTCATCAAGCTTTCCGACCGTATCTAGCGCTTTAACCTGCAAGCCAAACCCCTTGCCGCCAATTACATTGGTCTTAAGCAAGTTGATATAGCGTTTTGCGTATTGGTTATTGCGTACTAAATCCCTAGAACGGCTGCGAATTACTTTCAGGACAGGACTTAATTCAGAGTCAGCGGAACGCTCAGATGACTTAAAATCGGCAAATAAGCGACCAGGATTGGCTGCTGCATACGATCTTTTGAGTATTTTAGGCTCTGGCTTCACTTTCTTAGTGAATATGTCGAAAATCGCCATTTAGAACCTCACCTTAATTGTAGAAACGCCTTTACGACCGTTTTTAGCGTCCTCAGAAGCTTTTTCTCTGATTGCCTCAGCCCTGTAGTAATCACGAGCATCTAAAAGCTCTGTAAATGACATCTTCGTTAAAGATCGACCTGCAATCGAGTAAGAAGACACATCTGAGTCGGCTTTTCCTGCTAAGATACTCTCAATCTTCTCTACCATGACTTCTGCATGACTTCTTAGGTCAGTGCCAGGTATATCAAGGTCAGCTAATACAGTAAATTGACCTCGTGAGAGTATGCGGCGAGCTGAATCGCTATTCCTAACGATCTCCTGCTGCCATTCATATTTTCCTGGAGAGTATGAACCTGTTGCCGAACTAGTCGCTGTAACTAAGTAATGGTCTGCTTGACCAGTAGCTGTAATCTGGAACTCATCACGCTTACCCGATATTCGAGCAGTATAAATAAGTGTATAATCAGCGGTAGGATAGTCGGCAACTAGATCGGATATCTTCCACTGAACAAAATCGCCCGCCACTATCTCTAGAGGCTCTCCCTCTGGCGCATTTGTCGCGTCAAATACATTCGCCATGAATTGATCCTTTGTTAGCGCCAAGAGTTAACGAAGTTCTTACCAGACCTAGGTACGAACGGCTGGCGTACTGGAGCTTTAGGCTTTTGTTCCGGCTCCTGCTCTGTCTGACCTAATTTATCAGAAAGCGCATTTATATTGATCCCGATTATAGCATAAGCAGCAATAGCGTAGACAAAGCAGTCTAGCGCTTCGTTCCTAGGTCTCATTTTCTGAAACATCCGCTTCTTAAATCCACGGTGATACCTAGTAACAATTTTCTCCGCTGTCAGTTGTCGGAAGTATTCGTCGTTAAGTGTATCAGAAAAGTGAATAAATCCCGCGCCAGGATCATTTATCCTAAGTCTAGCAAACAACAGGTCTTTTGCTGTATCTACACCAATGGGGAAGAGTGGACATTTGCCGATGTTATTCTTTGATGGCCTGGACACAATAGCTCTGCCTTCGCCACCAACACCCTTGATTGCAAACACTCTGCGTCCGGCATTTTTCTTTGCGTAGGCATAAACCGAGTTCGTGTAGTGACCGCCTGAGTCAACGCAGACGGCTCGTATAGGAAGTTGTCTATCGTCGTGAGTATCAAAGGTCTGAAAGATATGAGAATCCAAACTAGTCCACAAATGAGGCGTAGAAGGGTCGCCGTACATGACCTGATGATCAATGACCCAGCTTTCGTCATCCCGACCCCATCCAATTATGCTGACCTCTAGTCTGTCGTCCTGTACGTCTACTCCAGCCGTGAGTAGGATGCATTCTTCTGGGATCTTATTATCGAAGTCTTCTCTGCGCTCTTGCAGATTGTACAGATCGATGGTTTCACCTTCGTCTTGCCAACTTTGACCCAGATAAGTATTGTTCCAAACCTTAAGCTGCTCAGGGTTCTTCCTTACGGATAAGAATTCCCTAACGCCGTCAGAAAGCGGTGTCCAAGGACTGTATAGAGCTGAGATTGCAAAACCAGCTATGCCGTTAAATGGTTCGTCTGCTATCCACTCACCATTGCGAATAGCCTTACGACGATCAGAGTCAGACCAGATGACCGCGCAAGACTCGCAGCGATAACCTGCTGTTTCAGGATCATTGTCAGTCCAAATGACATTACCCCACACAAGCTTCTGCTTATGGTCGCAATGAGAACACGGAACGTGATAATGACGCTGATCAGACTTCTCGAACGCTTCTTCTATGCGTGAAGCGCCTTTGATCGTTGGTGTGGATACCATGACGATCTTTCTGTCCCAGAACGTAGAGGCTCGCTTTCTAGCGAGTTGGATAGGATCACCCTCAGACCCGGCAGACACAGGGTATCTGTCTACCTCATCACAAAGGACTAGCCTTACTGGCCTTGAGGCTAGACTTGATGGGCTGTTAGCTCCAACCAGAGTAATTGCGCCGCCAGGAAACATCTTATGCAGCGTAGTGTTGCCAGAGTCACGAGACCTCGGAGATCTGACCTTATCCTGTAAGCAGGGAGTAGATGCAAGCAGTCCATTAGCTACACGATCCTTAGAGAACGCTTGAGCCATGTCTAGGCTAGGCTGCAACATCAGCATCGGACAGGGATCGTTATCTATGTGGTAACCAATGATATTGAGCAGAGCTTCTGACTTACCAAGCTGCGCCGCAGACATGATAACGACCTCTTTGTTCTTAGGGTCGCTACAAGCGTCCATCATGCCGCGCTGGTACTCCGCTCTAGAAGTATACCAACGACCAGGCTCTGCGCTGGATTGACTATCTAGCCTTCTTTCTCTGTCAGCCCACTCAGAGATTGTCAGCTTCGGAGGAGGACGCAGTACTTCCATCCCCTTCAGCAGTATTTCCTTGACGTTCCCGAATGGATGCATAGTTGGCTAGTTCCTCCAAAGCCTCTCTAATATGGTCTTCAATCAACTCCTGCGCTTCAGCAGGGTTCTCAATGTCCGTAACTAATGTGGCTAACTTACTGGGGATGGATAATAGCTTACCCTTGCAGTCCATTAGGATAGATTCCCAATCATGCAAAACATCCTCAGCTCGCAGAAGATCGCCGGACATCTCCATTACTTCCATCTCTGCTTTATCCGCTTGCATCTTAGTCAAACGAGCCTTTTCTTCGTGGAAGTCTAACACGCCCTCAACACTTGTCGCAGAAGCTTTATTCTTGAGCTTCTTCAAGTAGTTACGAATACTAGGAATGAGGTCATACACGCCGTAAAGCGGCTGAACCATCACGCCGTCCTTCTTATACTGAGTCAGCATAGTGGGAGTACAGTCCATGATCTCAAGCATTACGTCAGCATTGACGATTAACTGGTCGCCCTGGACATCAAATCTGGCTTTTTTCTTAGGCATAAATCGATTCTATCAGTGATTTTGCTAAAGTAAAATTATTTTTCCTATCACTAGCGAAAGATCGGGGCGCAAAACACG